GCCCCAATCTTACCACCCCCTAGTGTACCTAACGCACGTAATGCGAAGCCCAGGCGGGTCATCTCTTTATCTTTCATTTTTGTTTTGGTCTTACTCTTCTTGACCTTAACCATTATAGCTCTTTTTGTTTTGTTTTGATATTAATCTGTCTCTAAGGATTGAATTGAATATCGCGGCCTTTACGGCAACACGGTATCCAACAATGATTCGTAGTTCATGATGTCATCACGTAAAACGGTAGAGTCGAGTTGGTATGTACGGTAGTATAGCTCGAGCGCTGTTTGCTCGTCAGGAGTAATACCCCAGGCCTCAAACACCTGAACTCGCGTCCAAGCGTCCGGTTCCCGATGGTGTTCCTCCATACCTTTGGACATAAGCCGCATTCCAGTGGCAAAGGTCGGATCATTTAAGATCTTACTCTGCCTCATGCAACCAATCCTCTGGTATGCTTGGTAAAAATCCTGCACCACAGGCACTCCCCCAGTAAGCCACAAACCACACGTGCCCACCGCAGTGCACCACTTCTCTCGAGTGGCCGCATTACGTAGGTCATGCACGGTCAACGTGTCCTTCCTGAGTGATGTTGGCACATTCCTTACCATTCTACACTCCTCCCCAATCTCAATAGGATGCATTTGGCAGAATTCGATCTGGTGTAGTTCATAGACAGGTGCTTCCGCTACCATGCGAAACCCCATTTCCAAGAACCACTGATCCAGACCATCATTAAACACTTCCATATCCTCTTCCTCCATGATAACAACACAATCATCACCATTATTGAGCAACTTAATTTGTACGCCACGGCTTTGCGCATACGCGTAAACCATAGCACACATGAGCAAGCAATTGCCTAACCCAGTGTTCATGTCACCGCTGAACCGTTTTCCTCGCACCGTGTACTTGAGACTCCCATCCTCACAATACGCGGCGCCCTTGTTGTTCATCTGCCATCGCAACAAGCGGTTCAAATTCCGATCGTTCTTAAACAACGAACGGTACACTCCGTGCTCCCACGCGAGTGCTGCTGGTGATACATGCATATCAAATTTTGTGGCGTCTAAACCGATCGCCACAGGTTTCACGAAACTCCGCCACTTGCCTCTTGCAATGGCCCCAATCTCGGATACGTTGTAACCCTTCATAACTGTGGGCCCATCGCCATACACGCGGCGAATGCCGTCGTATATGCGATGCTCGGCCGGCTTGATATACCGGCCGAGCGCCAAGTTATACCGCGGGTTACGCGGTTGAATGCACCGAGGTGCTTTCTCCGGATTGACCATCTCCATCTTCACAAACATGATGGAGCGTGCGTCGTCTCTACTCAATCCCAATTCCGTCAGCCCCTTCAAGGCGTTCTCGTATACAGTGCGCTTCCGACCAGTGTAACTATCCACAATTGCTTGCGGAGTACTCTTGGTGGGCATGCGCACCTTCTTCAACAACTCCTTTCTAAAAGGTGCTAACATCGCCGCAAATCTCCCCTGATTCACGGGAGGCGGAGCCACAAAGTCTTCACCTACCTTGCAGTAAAACATACGCGTCAGAAGCGCACACTCCGCTGTTCCTATGTCCGCATTATTAACCCCGAGGGATAGGTTGCCGGACAACTCCAAGATGGAGTGCAACCTACGGGGCTTGACTGTGTCCCTAGCGTGTCGGTTAACGTGCAGCCTTGGGTCACT